GATTTACTTCAACTAATATTTTTAATTATAATTGGCGCATCATCATTATTTAAAATGATTTCGGATTGGTTGAAAGACAAGAAGAAAAAACCAGATTATAAATTAGATATTGATATTAATAATAAAATATATCAAATCTTAACGGAGTGTAGAGTTATATTTAAAGCTGATAGAGCAGTTGTTTGGCAATATCATAATGGCGATTTTTATATTAGTAGCAATTCAATATTAAAACAATCTATTACATACGAATCAACTGATCAAAGGACTGTACCTATTATAAGAGACTATCAGAATGTATTGGTATCACAATTTCCACAATCATCCAATGAATTATTAAATGAGGGAAAGATTATTGTAGATAATATGAATGAGTGCAATATGAGAGAGTTAAAAGAGGAAATGCAATACAATGGTATTAAATCAATGTACATGCTGAAAATGACTGATAAACAAAATAATATGATTGGATTTTTGGCATTACATTATATAGATAATGAAAACCCCAATCTAAAAATTGATGAACTTAGTGTATATACTACTAGAATAGTTACTACTTTGTTAAAAAAGAATGTATAATGAATCTAAGGAAAATTATATATGAATTATTATTAGAATATGAAAATACAGCATTAAAAACTGAATTATTATCACAATCTGATATGATTAAGCTTGGTGCAACTGGTTCATTATCTAAAGCATTTGAAAAGTATATTCCGATTAATAAAATTAAAGGTTTAGATCCAGCACCTTCGGATTGGACTGATAATGATGGTAATGTTAGAAAATATAAAAAGGGTGAACCTATTTTAAAATCTATTGAAGTTATTTATAATGCCAATGATGATGTTTACTATCTTCAGAATGGAAACCATAGAATTAAACAAGCCATGATTAATGGTGATAAATTTATTAGAGCATTTGTCCAACCAGACAAAGGTAAGATTGGTAATAGTGTATTGGGTAAATTGAATGAGAATACAATCAATAATCATGAATTACCAGAATATTGGTATCATGGAACAAATAAATATTTTAATAAATTTACTCTAGAAAATATGGGTAAAAATTGGAAACAGAGTGAATTAGGTGTTTATTTTTCACAATATATCAAACCAGGTATTTATGGGTCAACAGCAAAAGAATATGCTGAAGATTTGGTTGTTAGAGAAGGTGGTAAACCATATATTTATAAATGTAAAATACAAACAAAAAAACCACTTATTTTAAATTCAAATGGTTGGTATTCAAGTACTACTTATATTGATAAAAATAGGAAAGATATTAAAAGTTGGATGAATACAGATGGTAACGATTGTGTTATATCTTATGATTACGAAAATAAAGAAAATGAAGGTTTACAATGGGGTGATTATATCTTAGCAACAAATAATTTAGATATTATTAAAATTATTGATATTTTTGAATTTAAATAATAATGAATCTAAGGAAAATCATATCAGAAGAATTATTAAAAGTTATTAATAAAAATAGACAACGAATGACTGAAGCATATGATGATGTTTCAATGGATTATATTAAGAGTTTACCATTATTAAAATCATATACAAACTATAATGATAAAATTGTTATAAATGGTAATACATATCTAAATTTTAGAAAAAATGATGATTGGTATTTGTGGGGTGATATTAAGGTATTTGATAATTCTGATGGTACTGAAATAGCTCGTTCTTCATATTCTAAACAATATGAAACATCTAGGTTAACTCCATCAATTGATGTTCGCAGCGATAAAAGAAGATCTGGAATCGCATCAAACATATATAATTGGATTGAAAAATTGGTTGGTGAAAAGTTATATCCAGATATTCCACACACTAAATCAGCAGAAGCTTTATGGAATAATCCCAAAAGAACATTTGGATATGATAAAAATATAACGGAATCCAATCTAATAGCTTATCACGGCACTAATCATAAATTCGATTCGTTTAGATTGGATAAAACCACAGATGGTACTTTCTGGTTCACTGATTCAATAGACTCTATTAAAAACGGCACACATGGTGGTGTAGGTTCAAAATATATAATGAAAAGAAAAATTACAATTAATAATCCTGCTGGTTGGAATGAATATGAAAAATATTCGATTGGTGAATTAATCAATAAAGGATATGATGGTGTTATTCTTCCAGAAGATGATAAGATTGATTATATTGTATTTAATCCAAATCAAATCCAAAATGTTTAATTATAAACCATCATAAAATCCAAAATTTGCTATTTATAAGAAAATATATTGAATGGCAATTTTCAGACTTAATGATCCCAATAGAATAAATTCACCATTTCAAAATGGTTTTGCAAAAATTGAAACACAATTCATGTATGCCGAATTATTGGCTGAAAGAAGGGGGAGTACCGTATTGGATCAGAGTGTTGGTGAGGCATCAAGTGAAAAGGCTGTTGAAATTTCACTAATGGGTTATAATTTTGATTCTAAATCATATACAACAAAAGTATCACAAAATGATTCTTCATTATTAAAAGAATTTGAGGGATTTGGTATTACCAATATGAAGGTAGTTACCAATAGTTCATTTGTTCCAAAAGTTACCATTGAATTTGTTGATATAAAGGGTGCAACTGTTTATAATAAGAATGGTAATTCACCATATTCCGTATTAATGAGTTTTCCACCACCAATATTTACTTTAAGTTTAAAGGGATATTATGGAAAGACTTTAGTATATAAACTACATTTAGTAAAACAAAACACTAGATTAGATTCTGCCACTGGTAATTATATTATTACTGTTGATTTTGTTGGTCAGACTTATGCACCATTATCCGATGTATTATTAAAGTATATTACATTAGCACCATTTTTACAAACTAAGACATTGGATGATACTAATAATATTAATTTATCTGATGGTGTTCCTCCCAAAACAACATTTGAGTTAATTGAAAAAACAAAAAAACTATACACTGAAGTATCTGAATTTAAAGATAATTCAAAAGATATTCAAAAAATATCTAACATAAATGATAATTTAACTACTATAAGTTTAGCGTTAGAATTATTAAGTTCGGACAGTATAAAAGCCGAATTTTCCAAGTTAGGTGATAATATATTTATGGGTATAAAAAGTGTTGATACATTTTTTAACTCAAATCCAAAATCTACTTTTCAAAATACTCCAATGCCTGTTTTAAATGATGATGGTGTTGATAAAATAAGTAAAATAAACAATATAAATGAATTTGATAGACAAATACCATATAAGAATATAAAAAATGGGGTATTATTATTTGTTAAGAAAAGTGGTAATGGTGCTGGAAATGAAAACGATACAACAATAGCATTATTAGAAGCATTTAGGGATAAACTTATTAATCAAACAAATAATATAAAAAGTTTAGTTGATTCTAATCTTAAAATATTGGAAGTTGCAAAGGATGATTTCATAATCAAATCAAATATAATTGAATATAATGCTGATGGTACTGAAACAACGTATATTTGTTTAGATTTAACAAAATACTATACAAAAGTATATCAATACAGAGAAAAAATTAATCAAATAAAAAAAGAATCGTCACAAATTGTATTTGACCAAATTAATACTTTGGCTTTAAATAATCTCGGAATGATTCCAACAATATATAATGTATTTAAAATATTGTGTGATGATGTTGATATATTTTTCAATGTGTTAAGAGATACGGCAGTTAGAGCTGAAAGACACCATAATAGTGTTGAAAATAAGAATAAGATATTATCATCTTTTAATAAAACATTAAAAGGAAATTCACCAACCATATTTTCTTGGCCTACATATATTGATAAAAATGAAAGAGCATATATTGGTACAAAATTTGATTATTTAAGTGAACAATTTCCAGAAGTTGAATTGGTGGAAAAATTTATTAATGCATTTTTTGTTCAACAATATACTGAAGATACTCTTTTAAATGAGGATGATGAGTTTGGGAATAAAAGATATATTCCAATCAATCCAATCGAAACCAATATACAATCAGATTCATCAGTTACGATGCCATACACCAACTTATTAAATGAAGATAAAATATTTAATCAAGTCGTTGAAAGATTTATGGTGGCATCACAATTTACATATAGTGGATTTTTTGTTGAAACTGGTATATTTAATTTCTTTAAAAAGGTACAATCAAAAGCTTTAATTAAATTTGTTGCAAATTCAGAGGCAAGGAATTTAACAAATAGTTTAGTTGATATTAAATTAATTCAAAGTATATCATTATCTGCTAAAAATTATTCATTAGATTTGGAAAAATTTTATGCAGCAAATCCAGCATATTTATCAGATACAGTTCCACAAACAATAGCTTTTGGAAATAAAACAATAACACCAGATAGAACATCTGATGCATATATTGGATTTGAATACGTTACGGATTCTGATGTCGAAGAAAGAACTACATCAAATGATATTATTGATGAATTTTTGGACGATAATACAAATATTTACGAAGAAACATTTAAAATAGTAAATACCAAATTATCAAAAGAAAATTTATTTATTTATGAAGATGCTGAATTAGATGAAACCACATATAAATCTAATTATATTATACAAAATAAATCTATAATACAATCATTACCTGAAACATATGCAACAGTATTAAGTACTGGTGGTCTTGGTCTTGATATAAGTATTAATAATGGTTCTAAATTATATGATCGGCTAGATAGTTCAGATTTTGATAACTACGTTAAAATGTTTTCAATATTTTCAGTATTTGGTAGAGTTTTATCATTTTTTGATATTAATAATGGTGTTATTAGTAATTTATTAATTGCTGGAATTTATGAATTACCAATGTTCGTGTTAGCTTATATGGGTGGATTGGTTAAATATTATTCAGATAGTGATAGTAATGATATTATTGATAGTTATAATGATACTTTTTTTGGTGGTGGAAATGATTATTTTTCTATTTTAAATAGCGATATTATTAAGATAAAAAAAATCTCAGCAACTGATAAAGCAAATCTATTATCGTATTTTAATCAAATGGTTGACCAAAATGGTGAAATAATTATTGATAAATTTAAAACATTATTAAATACTGTCATTGCTGATACAGAACTAAAAACCGCATCAGATATAAACAATAAATATATTGAAGTATTTAAAGGTGATAATTATTTAATGAAAACATTATCAAAAAGAGTTTACTTAATTAATTATTCAACTATAACATTTTATGGTTCGGATAATACATTTACGTTCACACCAGTAAAAAATATGAGTAAAATTGCCGTTTTAAACCCATTCTTCCAACAGTTTTTTAAATCATTAGCTAAACTATTAGATGATAAAGTTAAAGATATTGAAAATAGACAGCGAAATTTTATTAAATCAATTAATGATAATGATATAAAAAATCAAATCTATTATTCGTTTAAATCATTAAATGATAGATGGATATCTGGCCTTAAAACAAAAGATGGTAGTGGATTTCCATTTAATGATAGTGGTAATTTAATTGATATGTTTAGATTTATCGATAGAGCTGGTGTTGATATTGGTGGTAAATCTGATATAACGTCTGGTGATCGTACTGGTTGTGTTATTGATATATCACCATTAGTTGATTTATCGGAAGATTTGGATGTAAGTGTATTTACAGTATTTAGTAAATTATTGGCACATAATGGATTTGAATTCTTTCCAATGACAAACTATATTTCATTTGATAAAAATAGTGGTGAATATAGAGAAGATTTATTTAAAATAAATGAGAATGTAACCAATACATCAAAACCAGCATTTGTTTGTATGTATATTGGGAATACATCTTCCTTTTTGAACGATGATTCATCAGATTATAAAGATGATGGTGTTTACTTCTCAAGAGAAAATGATGTCCCAGCCGATATGCAAAGTGAGGGTGTTAATGCGTTTATTGTTAGCTATGGTAGCCAAAACCAATCATTGTTTAATCAAATCGAATTAAATACCAATGAACATAAAGAAACAAATGAATCATTAAAAATATTATCTGAATTAGCTAAAGATAGGAGTAACTCTACACCTGTGGCTAAAGCACAGAACCTATATAACACGTATGAGCAACGAAGTTACACTTGTGCTGTAACATTACATGGTGGGAACATGATGATTCAACCTACGCAATATTTTGAGCTACAGAACACACCTATGTTTAATGGTGCGTATATTATATTGGGTGTTGAACATGATGTTGTACCAAACAAAATAATGACTAAATTTACTGGTGTTAGAATATCACAATATAGAACACCAATCGTAACAAGTTTTGCAGTTACTGTTGGTGCTATGTTAGGTATTGATAGCTCAAATCTAAGGGGTAGTTCAGAATCATTACCATTAGGTGATTTTACATTAACAAATATAGAACAAGAATTAAAACTAAATCCACTCTAATAATATGGTAGGTCAACAATTAAAATTATCTATAGCTGGTGAAAAATTTATTAAATCAAAAGCTGATACTAAAAATCTATTATCTGGTAAAAATAATTATGGATTACCATTTTCAACAATAAGAAATGATGATATAACATTTACGGCTAACGTGAAAAATGTTACTAAGTATGTTGCTGCACCAGCACTTGATACCTATGGTGATGATTTTTTAACAAACACAACAACAAGTACAAGATTTGTTGAACTATTAATTCATTGGTTTAATAAATACGGCTTATATTATAAAGTTGATCCAAATATTATAGCAGCACAAGCATATCAAGAATCAACCTTTAACTCTTGGACATATTCTGGTTCTAAATCTGTTGCAACATATGGTGGTGCATTGGGCATAACACAATTCCTCCCAGGTACTATATTTGAGGTAATGATAAATACTGCTGGTGGTGGTGATTTTGGTAAATTAAATGAAGAATTCACAAATGATGAAAAAAATTTAATAAAAAATAATTTAACTGGTAATCCAAATATTGATTCAGCGTATGTCGTTAATGGAAATGATAGAGATATTGGCATAACAAATAGAAGTATATTACATCAAAATGTTATAAATAATCCAGAATTAATGATAAAAGCACAATGTGTATATATGAACCTCATTGGTAAAAGGAATGCAAATATCGCAGCTAGTTCACTGTTTGCATACAATGCTGCTGGCGGTAATAAATCAAAAAACTATAATGATGCTGTTTTTAAAGTACTTACAAATCGTGCTGCTGGTGTCGATTACGTTAAAAAAATCATAACCTCATTAAATAAAAATTTTGGTTATAACTTTAGCGAAGCAAGCCTAGAAGCCTCAACAGCACAATCTGCTAGTGCCGCAAAAAAATAGAAAATATTTGCATATTGTTTTTGGATTGATTAATATTGTGTTTTAAGTTAAACTAAATTTATCAAAAATGAAGCAATATCGAATCACATATGATGCTATTAATAATCCAAATGATAGAACATTAATAGATTTAATTGGATTGGGAACAAAAACTATTGATATAGAATTTGATAAAAATTTATCATTAAATGAATACATTGAGAATAATAAACATTTGATGAATTTTAAATCAATTGAAGAGATATCATATATTGAACCTGTGGATATTTTCGATGTTAATAATCCAATCAATAAATCACAACATTGTGATTATGTTAGTGAAATGCAATATAATATATGTAAAGAATTGATACTTACAGAGTTAATAGAATTACATAATGGTAATATATTTGGTTTTATAAAAAATACGCCAGTAATTGGTTTATTTATGATTAGAAGAAGTAGTCAAATACGTAGAAAGAAATTAATGGAAAATGACAATTTGTTATTATATTAATAATATTTTAATAAAAATATGTACCAATCTAATTAGTGATGATTTTGATGATGAAGCGATCAAACATATTAGAGCACTTGTTGACTATAATAGAGTTTATGTTTCATTAGTGAATTCAAATATATTAAGATTGGACTGTAAACCAACATCCATATTATTTTTTGATACAACACTTAATGAAATTGTTTTTGATTATGATTTTGAGACACAAGTTTTATATTATGATAGTATAATGATAGAGAATAGACCATTTTTTACAAAAGTAATATGGCCACCATCTCCACATTTTAGTAAAATAATTACAAGTATTTTAAATAATAGATTGAAATTAAATCTATGTGAACATGATTTAATTATGAACAGATTTGATGCAAAAGGTTATTATAATTCATTAAAACATTTGAGATGATTTCTAACTATATAAATGATATTTATATTAATCATATTCACCCTTCATTTTTGGATGATGAGTTTGAATATTCGTATGCAGTTTATGATATTGTAGCATCTAAAATTGATACCATTAAATATATTGTAAAGAATCATACTACTAATAATAGTGTATCATTTTTACTATTAAATGAAAATAATGATATTATATTAGAATATGAAAAATTTTTAAAAACTAATGAGAATAATGGATATGAATATCATATTTGGTTTAATTACCATCAATTTTGTGATAATAAATTAGGAATTGAATATATGCATTATTTAATTGAAACTAATATTGAAAGTATATTTATACCAAATATTGACATAGCTTATTGGTCTGTTGATTCATTTAATTATTCTCGTGATTACGACTTGCAATATAGTTTAATAGATTACAGTGCAAGACAGCCAATCCAAAACAAATACAATATTAAATCGATTATTGATAAATATATACTACAAGAAAAATATTATTCAATTGAATTTAAAATGCCGCCAAACGAATCCAATGTGATTGTATTTACAAATTTATATAATGATTATAAAGCAATGTATATAAAAACATTTTACAATAGTGAAGTTTGGAAATGTGATCGAAAATTTGAAGAAAATGAATTTGTCATTGGTTGGAAATATAAAGATTAATTAATAAACATATGAATATAACAAAACAAAAATTTGAATCAGCACAAAAGGTCGTTAATGAATATATTCAACAATCTAATCAAATTCTAATTTCGGATTTTACATGTGTTTGTTGTAAAAATACTATTATTAAACATGTATTTAAAATTCATTCAGTTGATGCAACAGAACAAGAAAATCTTTCTTGGGATAGTGGTGCTGTTGCTAAAATATCTTGTGGCTACGGCAGTACACTTGATGGTGAACAGTTTTTGATTGGAATATGTGATGAATGTTTATTAAGTTTACTACATAATAAACTAGCGGTTAATCTAAAAGAAATTAGAAAAAAACAAAGAGAGATTGGATTATAATTATGCTCTGCAATTATCTAAATGATATATATTTAAACCACATTCATCCAAATCTAACTGGTGATGAATATATCTATTCGGCAGAAGCTAAAGAAACATTTTTAGATTTGTGGTTTTCATGTAATAACATCAAAACTCATCCAAATTTTCCCAATAGTGAATTTTATTGCAAAAATAATAAAATATTGTTTAGAGTCCGAACCGAATTCGATAAAGGCATTAAATATTCCTTTCTTATATGTGATTATGTTGAGGTTTGGAATGGATTAGGATATACTGGAAAAAATTCCACATCATATAATACAACTCAAAAAATTATTAATAATGTTGCAAATAATATATTAAAATTAGACATTGAATCATCATATTTTATTGAAGTAGATGAAATATTAGATTTTAATAAAGCGTTTAGAAAGGTGAAAAATCCGATTTATTCCACAACTCCAATAACCTCTTTTAAAGATTGTATTTTAACAATTTCGTCAATAACTGTTGATTGATTATATTCAGTAGCTTGTATATTGGTTATGCATTCATTTATTAATTCCAAACTATCTGGGTTTTTTTCTTTTATGCTTTCAAGATATTCAACTGTTTGATTTTTAATTTGCTCAAACATATCAATCTTTTCGGTTTCATTTTCTGAAACCATTACCTTCATAATTTTCCTTTCAGTTTCATCCAAATTGGAATACTTATCACTATATATTTTAACTGCGATTTTTATAACATCATCATTGGATTCTTCCGTTGATTCATTCAAATCCAATACCTTTTTATTTGATTTTATATATTCAATTATATGTTCAATTGATTCATGTATTAGATCAATATTTGGGATTCTTTTTGTGTTTTCAAATATAATAGATTCAATAGATTCATACAGTTTGGATTTGATTGGATCGATTGTTGAATCGACAAAGAATCTATCAAGTTTTTTATTCTCTTGAACTATTGATTTAAAATCATATTTTTTCAATAATGAAATGTTTTCATCAATATATTTAATAATGGCCGAATCATTTTTTGAACATTTATTTTCGATGTTTTTATATATAACAAACTCCAATGCCAAGATTGGTGAGTTTTTTATTGTCGAAAGATAATCCCAATAAAGCTTTTTTGTTTGGTCAATATTAGATTCGTTGATATATGATTGTGCAATCATACTCGCCAAACTAGCTTTAATAAATCCAAAATTTTTATTCATTTGAATGGTTTTATATATAAATAGTTTAATTTAAACAAAAAGCTTATTTTTTCTTTGTTTCTTCGATATCTTTAATATCCTTGATTATTTTATTATATGAATGTAGATAATCTTCATTAATTTGATAAAAACTACTATCATTATTTGATTCTTTATCGTCCTTTATAACCTTTTTATATTCTGTTAATATTTGATCAAAACTTTTTATAGATTCTTCTGGAGTCTCTGGTTGGTTTGGATTTGGTTGAAAATTTGGTTCAGGTTCGTTATTATTTAATCCTTGCACATCACCTTGAGGTTCTTCATCTGGATTTTTATTATTGGCAACCAATCCATCAGCTTGTGCAAATTTTGCATCAAGTTTATCAAACATACCAGATTTTGGTATAATTGTAATTGCATCGGCCAATTCTTGTGCAATAACTCTTTCAATTTTTTGATTCATTAAATCTTCAGCAATTTCTTTTTCTGACCAATTCAATATATGTTTTTTGGCATAAGAATGTGATGTTGGAGCAATACCAGCACCATCAACACCTGTCATATTTTTATATAGTTCAATTCTTTGTTGCCACAATTCTATTTTCAATATATCACCTTGTGTTGATGGATTTGTTAATGCCAAACTAAAATTATTTAGTTCATCATGGAATCCCAACATATACAAATGTATAATTGCAATTTTATTTAACTCTTGAATAACCGCTTGTTGAATTCTATTTACCTTTTTGGCAAATCGCATATCAAACTGTGCCATATTCTTTCCAGCACCAGCAGTTCCATCAAATGATAAAAATGGTTTCGGTACACCAAGACCAGTAAATAAATTATCTCTTAAAAATCCAATATCCGCTATTTGATCCATTGATTGACCACCTTGAAGTGTCTCTACAACGTTTCCACTATTGCCATTTCTGGTTGGAATAAAGATATCTTCATCATTTCCTAAAATATTAAATCTATAATCAATCTGACCATTGTTTCTATCTATTTGAACCTTTCTCTTTAGATTGTTTGCAACCTTTTGGATATAAGCCTCAACATCGTTTGGATTGATATTTCCAACATCAACCTTAAATACACGTTTTTCACCAGCACGAATTAATCTATATGTAACCATAGCATCTTCGGCCAATATTAATCTTCTGAATGTTCCTCTAACTTTATTCAATATACTTGAACCATGTGGTAAACATTTATCATCACCTAATAATCTAAAGTGTGCAACCTCCATTAATCCGAATTCACCACCACCAGTTCTGTCCTTAAAATATATTTTAAACTTACCATCAACCTCTTTTTCATATCTTTGAATATCATATGTAACCATTTGTTTAACAGCAACAATACCCTTTTTTGTTTCTGGATATAATGAAATAAATGTATCACCATTTTTACAGTTGGATACAAAAACACCATTTCTAGTGAAATTTCCATCATCATCTTTACTACAAATCGGAAAATTATGTCTGTCTTGTTCTTTATTCGGGCCAACAACTTCCATACAATATACGTCATGTACATCATTTAACACTTCAACAGATGTAACTTTATGATTTACAATAACATTGTTTAATTTATTTTTTAAACCAGTGCTAATGTTTTTTGCTCGTATATATTTACTATCTGATAATATGTTCGGCACTAAGCTTACGTAATAATCAAAATAATTCAAACCACATTTTCTAAAAATCAACTTATCAATCATATCTGGATGGAATGATTTTGTTAAATCTCTTTTAGAATGTTTGTTAGTAATTACTAAATCATCAATAAACTCCTGATTGTTTTTTAATAATTTAGTAATTTTTCTCCTTGTTATATATGAATCTGAATTAACGATTAACGATTTAATAACGTCTAATCCAGTGTCTGAAATATGAACAGTTAAAACCCTTTTCATTTTATTCATAAAATCGGGATTTAACCAATGATTTACCATACATTCACTACGAATTGCATTATGTTCATTATGTAGTTCTGAATTATTATAATTTCTACATGTATCATTATACACACCCCTCATTCTTTTAGATTGGTCTTCACTTCGTTTACCAGATGTTGTATAATATCTTAATGAATCCATTCTTTTTTTTGTCACTTCTGGAGAATGTAGATTTTTTATCGCAATCGCACGATGTACCTCAAGATGTTCATTTCTTGTTAATCTTTGTAGATTATTAGGATCATTATTTAATTTATTAAAATTAATATGATGAGTATCAAATATTTCACCAATTGATTTCTCATATTCTAAATCCCTATGAATATTATGTGCAACCATAGAATGTGTGTATTTATAGTGGTTGGATTTGGGATTATAAATTTTTTCATAGCCAGCGATTCTATCTTTATTTTTTTCACTTACTTTCGTGTAAAATGGCATCAAACTATCACCAGCCTTCAAATCACTTGCTTTAATATAATTACCATTTCTTAATAAAAATTCGTGGTCTGGTGTTGTTTCCACATAAGTATTATCATCCAATCTAATCTTATAAATTGTCGAATCTTTTCTAGTCAAATCACACCAAATAATTTTTCCTGGAACAATATCTTTTGTTTTATCTTGAACAGAGTATGTCCAAAATTCTTTATCTGGATTATTTTTTATTTTATCCGAAAGATCTTTTATGGTTATAAATGTACCATCCAACATAGGAATGATACTATCATATTTAACAGGAAGCCCTCTAACCCAAGAAGGTAGATTCATATTAATATTAATTACACCATAAAAAAGATCTTCTAATATTCCCTTAACCCTTTCATTTTTTGAATAAATATTTAACATTCTACCATTTTCACCAATGGTTGTTGCCTCTTCCATATAAAGATCCAAAGCAGATGCAATAATTGGGTAATACTCCATACCATCATAATCAAGATATGCTTGAAATCTACTTGCTTCAAACTGCATTGATTTAAGATAACCACGTTCTTCAACCTTATAGAATTTCTTCCTTAACATCTCAGCTTGAAGAATTTCTTGCTGCTTATTGAATACTTCTTCATATGAATCACCTTTAATAATTACCTTCTCTTGTGGTGCTTCTTTTGGGGTAATTGGATAACCACCCATATCATATAAAGTCTTGGTTAAGCCTTGAAATATCGTTAGTTTCTTCTTTTCACTCATTTTTATAATTTTTTATTGTTTTTTATAAATAGTTAACAAATAGCCATTGTTTATAAATAGATTGAAAATATTTATATAAATTATCTATTTATATGTATAGAAAAAAATATGAGTAATCTGCGAAATTTAATAAATACTATTGTTGGTGAATATTTGAATGAACAAGAAATGTTGAAAGAATATAATAAATATGATTCATTTCTTTTAAATTATGAAACGGCAGAAAAATATGCATATGATAATATTGATGGTGTTGCAGAAGCGTTTGATGATTACAACGAAGATCCTGACGATATACAAGCATCATATTCAAGAGATAAATATATTGATTTGATTGATTTATATGTTGATAAATATAATAAGTTAAAAACCCAAAATAATATTACCATATATAGATTAATTATGTTAAATTCTTTAAAAAATTTGGACGTAAATAATATAGGAAAACATTGGTCATTTGAAGAAAATGGTGTTGGTGCTTATGGAGAGCAACACCCCAATCGTGGAATGATGAAAACTGGTAAGTCTTTCATTTTAAAAGGTAATGTAAATCCAAAATATATAGATTGGGTTTATGGATTTGCTTCATTTATTTGGTATGGGGAAGACCAATGGGAGTGTGCGTTGGTTAAAGGTGCAAAAGTGGTTATTAATTCAATAAATAATAAAGAATTGGAAAAGCCAATAAATGCGATTGTTGGCGATCACTAATCCAATAATTTTATTAATCAAATAAATTGAAAATATTTTGAATATTAACTATTAATTTGCTATTATTGTGAATTAAACTATCGATAGTAATGAGAAAGAACAGAAACGACATTAAATATCCAGAATCTTTCATGAAGGTGATGAAGCAAAAGAAGAAAAAGGCTATTCGCAACACACCAATAGATGAAGATATTATTGAACAAAAGTTCAATAATGCTGCAAAAGAACTCTAATTAATAATTTTTGTAATATTTATAATAAATAACCACATTTGAATGCTCTGTAATTATATAAACGATATTTATAAAAATCATATACGTAAAAATTTAATGGCCGATGAGATGATTTATTATTATCCCATCCGAGAAGATTTTTTGGATTTGTGGAACTCTTGTAATTATATTGGTTATGGCAAAGATAAAAATAATAAAAGTATAAAATATTATATTAAAAACAATAAAATATTATTTAGATCATTCAAAAATAATAATATAAATATCAATATTGAAATTTTGAGTTTATTTTATAAAAAATATGATATAGATTTTTTTAAAATTATATACATTATTAATGAAGTGTTTGCTAAAAGATTCAATTTAATGGAATATACCATAGGTACATTTTATCCAGATTCAAATATATTACCAAAACTAAAAATACAATTTAGAAATAAATAATGCTTTGTAGCTACATAAATAATATCTATAAAAAACATATTAATCCAGCTTTACTTGATGATGAATTGATATATGATATTAGGCTACATGTTAAATTTGATCAGATTTGGAAAACATTAACACATAAATATATTACATCATATAACGGTGATGTGCTTTATATAAGCGGTGATGATATTCTATTTACCAGAGATTTAGATAATGATTTATTTTTTAGTGAAAAGGTTTTTTATACTCTTAAAAGATTGGCAAGTAAAAATAATCATTTTGACTTTTTAGATACATTGGATTATATTTGTAGAATATACTTTAATAACCATTCTATTGAAACATATCTAATAGATAATTTTAGATTAAATAGTTATAAAATCTACGATAATAACATAAAGAAACAAAATTTGATTAAATATGACCCCTCTAACAAAATCTGAAATTTTTGATCACTCTGGAAACCATGTTGAAAGACTTGTTAATTCCAATGGTGATGTTATTTGGTTCACCAATGAAGCTACATATAAATTACTATATGGTAAGGAGTGGAGCAAAATGATTGGATTTGAATTTGTTCCTTGTGAGAAACCTTTATATGAGAAGATGTATATTGATTTTTATCGATTATTTTAAATGAAAATATTGGTAACAGGTAGTAATGGAATGCTTGGTTCTGAATTATGCAAAAGCATAATCAAGACTGATAAATACAATCTAATAGCTACTTCAAATAGTGTACAAAAATTTGAAACTATTGGTAATTACATTTATGAGCAATTGGATATAACCGATTTTAATAAAACCAATCTAATAATTTCTTTTTATAAACCAGATATAATTATTAATTGTGCTGCATTAACCAATGTTGATTTATGTCAACAAGATAAAAAATCATGTTATGATTTAAATACATCAGCAGTTGATGATTTGGTTAATATCTGTAAAGAAAATAATATTAAATTGATTCAAATATCAACGGATTTTGTATTTGATGGCACTGAAGAATTATACGGTGAGTTATCAATACCCAATCCAATAAACTTTTATGGAAAGTGTAAACTAGATGCTGAAAATTCCATAATTAATTCAAATATTGATTATGCTATTGTTAGAACATCAACATTATATAATAATGATATTAACAGCAATAATTTAATAACATTCATAAAAAGAAAATTATCCAATAATGAATCTATTAATATGGTTAGTGATCAATTACGTTCACCAACATCTGTTAATGATTTATCTAATGGAATTATATCAATAATTGAAAACAATTTTAATGGAATTATTAATATTGCTGGGTCAGATATATTATCACCATATGATATGGCCATAAGAATATCAGATTTGATTGGATATAATAAAAACTTAATTATTGAATCAGATTCAACAATATTTAAACAAATAGCATCAAGGCCACTTAAAACGGTTTTATCAATAAATAAAGCTATTAAAATGTTAAATTATAAACCGTTATCATTTAATGAAAATTTATGCTCTGTAGCTATTTAAATGATATGTATCATTTAAACATTTTCTGATATAACATTTCAGCAGCCAATTCAAATCTATAACCAGCTTTTTCACACTTATTAATCAAATCCAATAAGTTTGGATTGGAATCAAACATATCTTTAACTTTCTTTATTGTTTCATCAACAGCGTTAAATGATTTCTCACTAATTCCATCAACATTACATATAATATTAACAATGTGGTCTTTAACGTGAGTTTTATAACCTTTAACTGGAAACTTTAACCCAGGCCAATCCGAATCGGTTTCCAATATATCACCAAACTTATCAACAATTGTTTTATTTTCGTTAATTGTTGAATATTGTTTAAACAATTCTAATGATTTTATTCCATCATCAGTTGTTATCCATTTTTTATATTGTGCCTTATCTTCTTTATTTAACTTTGATACCAATCTCTTTCTATCCTCTTCACCTTTATAAAATTCAGATAATTCTCCTTTTGGTGAATCATAATGTTGAAATTTTGCAGTTTTAAGCATTTTAAATAATCTATTACCTTTGTCGGTTTTTGATTTTAAATCAACACCCTCATTTAGTAATTCTATATAACATTCGTTAATTATCTCTTTTATTTTCATATTAATAAATAGTTTATCTAAATAACCAAGCGTGATCACCATATGGATTATTTCTATGGTTTTTATCCACTTTTCTATCTGGTGTTCCACTGTTTATATCAACAACGTTATTTCCAGTTGTCCAAGCGTTTAACATTTGTTTTGTTTTTTCAATTGATTCAAGTATAATGTTCATTTCAAACATATAAACATAGATACCTATTGCTAATGTAAACACAATATCATCATGTGTAGATCTTGTATGATCGGCCACTCTACTTCCAGCTACGTTAATAAATGTTCTCAATTCACTTATTGTTCTGGTGGATTTAATAACAATTTCCTCATCTCTGATGGCACGTTTCATTTCACTTAACATAATTGGTCTATTAGTACCAATCCAAAAACCTGGGACTAATTCTTTATCACCATTAGTTACAATAAAATCAACCAATGCTGTTTTAACACCAGCATTTTTAATTGTATCATAATGTAAATTTTTATAACCAAGATTTATCATAGTGGTTATGGTTTGAGCACCTAAACCATTAGTAATATCAACAACAGTATATGCATTATTATATTTAGTTCCATATTGGAATAATATTGAACCTAATTTATCTGGATCAATTTTTCCACTATATTCAGCCACTTGGTATAATCTATTATTTGGTCTATCAATTTTAAATATACTTATGGCAGATGAATCTGCACCAGTACCACTTGATACATCACCAATTTGGATATAAGATTCGGTTTGGATTGGTTGTTCCCATATCCACATTTTATCTTCATGATCTAATGCTTTTGGTGGTTCAACATATTTTTCTTCTTGTCTTTTAATATCTTCTGGATCAACAAATGTTCCACCAGAACCCAAGAAGTCACAATTCAATTCTTGATTTATTTTTCTTGTATCACCATTGTATTTAGCACACATCTCTCTATACCAAGTTGATGTTGGCTTAAATTCATCTTTTATTAAAGCATTATATATATTTGGGTCTTTCGTTGATATTCTAATATCTCCCTTAACCCATTCAAGATCGATATTATATCTAGGGTCTTCATACCAAAATAAAAGATGTGCAATAAATCCATTTTTACCATTAACTGCGCCATCAAATGTTTTATGGAATATTGGATCAAAAGAATTTGGTGTTGATACCATAATAACTGCACCACCTGTTGATGTTGTTGCTGCTGCTGATGTCCAAAATTCCTCTGCGTTTTGACAGTGTGCAACCTCATCCCAAAATATTAAAGTTGGTGTTAAACCTCTTAATGTGTTTGCAGCCAATGCTTTTACTTCAGAGCCATTTATTAATTCAATGTGTGTTTTAGATTTTGTGGTTTCACTATATTTAGGTCTAAGCCATGCTGGTGTTTGATTTATAAACATCACAACATCTTTCATTAATTCTGCTTGTGCTGTTGTAACTTTATCAGCAACCAGTGCAACCATCCTATTTCTATTAAACATTACGTGGTGTGCAATAAAAGCACATGTAACGGTAGATATTCCAGCCTGTCTATACTTATTGGTTATGTTTAATGGAATTTCATTATATGATGTAACTAATTTTTTTTGGAATGGAAATAATATGAATGGAACGGTAGTACCACCCCCACCTTTTGTTTGATCAAAAACTGTTAAATATTTTTCAATAAAATATATCGGGTCAACTGCACATATAGTCCATTCTTTTTGCTGCTCTAATGTCATCAATTATAAGATTTTATTCTTTTTTATAAATAGACTTAATAAAATTTTGGATATTTGAAGAATATTTTTTAGATTTGAATCGTTAATAAAGAAAATATGTATTTAAACATCGATGTGACTTGCCCTCATTGTGAAAATGAATTTGAGGACGATATTTATTTTTGTATATCAAGCGGTAACGATAATGTTTATCAATCCAAAGAGTTTGAATGTGACGATTGTGGTTGCAAATTTAAATCAAGATTTGTTGTTTCAGTTGAAACGGAACAAGTTAAGGATGATATCATTTCAATTCCAGAAAAAGCGGAAGGTGATTTTGACGATTATAGAACATTGGAATCAAGAGATCCAAACCAATTAAAATTGCTTTAATAATAAATAATAAAAATATGTTAACTGTTAATCTAGAAAAAGAATTAATCAAATCCAATCAAAAATTGGTTATTCCAGAAGTATTACTTCTTATTAAAGAATATGAAAAACATTCTGAATTTGTTGCTGACGATGTAATGAATCGGATTGGATTAAATCGAAATGTTCTCGATGGTAAAATGATTAATGATAAAATTAATTCATTAAAACAAGAAACAATTGGTTTTAATCAAGAACGTGTATTTCATATTAGCCAGATCCAAAATATTTGCGAGAAATATTATTTAAGATTTTTGAATATCAAACATTATAAAGGTTCAGTTGATAATCAGATTCCTTTTAAGATAACAACATTTGAAACTGCACATGATAAAAAGTGCCAACAGAAGGATATGTATATTATTGCGCCAGCTAAATCATTTCAATTGGAAGAAAAACCAAAAGATCCATTATTATTTTATAAAATAAATGATGACTATTTTTATTTGATCCACAAGTGGGGAAATGATTTATCAATATTTAATAGATTGAAATCAATTTTTTCAAATAAATGGGTTTCATATTCTTTTATAGTTGGTATATGGTGTTTATTATCTATTCCAATCCGAAATACACATATTGATGACTTAATATTATTATATTATATACTAAGCAT